AGCTTACAAACTTAATCCTTTCACAATCATGGTCGCAGAGACCTTGCAAGAGAAAGGTAGACGTGTTGGTAAGTTTCTTCCTATAATGGAGCATCCAGACCCACCTAAACCAGTTGATATAGAAGACAATTACGATGCTCGTAAAACATATCGTAGGGAAGCTGCGCAAGTCTATAATAGAAGAGCAGCAGAGTTCAAGCGATCATGTAGAACTAGACAGACAATGGACGCAGTTAAGCGTTTCAAGCATCATGATAGGTTCTATATACCTTGGTCTTTTGATTACCGTGGACGGGCTTACCCAATTCCTGCATTTCTTACTCCACAAGATACAGATTTTGGAAAATCATTACTTATCTCAGCTGATGAAACTTACATCACAGCAAGAGGTGAAGAATGGTTAGCTTTCCAGGTAGCCACTACGTTTGGATTAGATAAAGAAACAATGGCTAATAGGCTGTTGTGGACCACACAAAATACACCGTTGATTACCAGAGTAGCCACTGATCCTATAAGGAACATTGGTGACTGGGAGGCAGCGGACGAACCGTGGCAATTTTTAGCTGCGTGTGAGGAGTACTATTCGGTAGTAACTAAACGCACCAGAAAACACACAAGGTTATTTGTAGCCACGGATGCAACATGCAGTGGGCTTCAGATCCTCGCAGGATTAGCGAGAGACCGAAAGACAGCACAACTCGTCAATGTGTTGCCTTCTGAACGCCCACAAGACGCATACAAGGTTGTAGCGGAATCAGCCAAACCTAATTGTCCTGTACACATACAGAAAGTAATGGACAGGAAGACAGTCAAAAGGACTGTTATGACTATTCCCTACAATGCTAAACCTTTCTCTAATCGCTCCTATATACGTGATGCTTTAAAGGAGAAAGGTGTGGAGATTAATAAAGAAGATCTCACAATCACGGTCGCAGCTGTTAGAGAGGCTATGGCAGATGTAGTCCCCGGCTGTTTGAAGGTGATGAAATGGATTGAGACTGAAGTAGTCAAGACATTCAAGCGAGGTCAATCGGAATTAAAATGGGTTACACCTTCTGGATTTGTGGTAACACAACGTATAATGAAACGTAAGACGGAAAGGTTTAATCTACAATTATTAGGTAGTTGTAAACTATCTGCTAAGACCGTTGAACTCGATAAGGATGGGAAGCCTATAGTAGACTTGGCCAGACACAAAGCAGCTACAGCTCCCAATCTTATACACTCATTAGATGCAAGCTTACTACATATTAGTGTAGAGAAGTTTCACCATCCTATCGCACTTATTCATGACAGCGTTCTAACACGAGCTGTTGACATGGACGAGTTATCTGCTATAATAAGAGAGACATATATGCACCTGTTCGCAGAGCATGACTATCTCACAGAGTTTGCTGCCCAAATAGGGGCGGAGACTAAACCACCGATTATAGGTGACTTACAACCTGAATCGGTTATTGATTCAACTTACTTTTTTTGTTAAATGCCTAAGAACGTACACGTTACTACTGAGATTAAACTAGAGGGTTTCCAAGCTATACTCGAACCGGGTAAATTTGGTTATTCTTTATCGGCTGTAGTTGATGAGAATGTCATCGACGAGCTAGAAACTGAGAGGAAAGAAGTCCTTAAGTGGGCTGAATCCAAGCTCAAGAATCCTAAAAGAGCTACACTTAAACCAACACCTTGGGAAGAAGTAGCAGAAGGGAGATATAAAATTAAATTCTCTTGGGGAGAAGATAAGAGACCTCCTGTGGTAGACACAGAGGGCTCACCTGTTACAGATACAAAGACACCGTTATATGGAGGATCTACAGTTAAGCTTGGTTACTATCAGAAACCTTATATCCTTAGAGATGGAGTTACCTATGGTAGTTCTCTTAAGTTGGTTGGGGTACAGGTTGTTAAGCTGAATACCGAAGCAGGTGTTAAAGAAGATGACTTATCTGCTGATCAAGTAGCTGACCTTTTTGGTAAAACAGAGGGTTATCTATCTACTGATGCACCAACAGTAGCCACTACAGATGACGAAGACTTCTGATTACACAGTATGGGCACAGAAAGCCTATGATAAATTGAAAAATAAAAAGGAACCTAAGTTCCGTTCAAAACTTGAAGAGAAAGTAGCAACTTTATTAAAAGAACTAGGAGTATCATTTGAATACGAATCAACTCAGGTTCCTTACGTTATCCAGCATCATTATACTCCTGATTTCCTGCTCCCAAATCATGTCTATTTGGAAACAAAAGGATACTGGGACGCAGCAGACAGACGTAAAGTGCTTGCCGTTAAACGCGATAATCCAGATATAGATTTGAGAATGGTATTCCAATCACCCTATAATACTATCTCAAAGAAATCTAAAACAACGTATGCTAAATGGTGTGACAAACACGACATACCATGGACTGCATACCACGAAATACCACTTGATTGGTTGATATAATGCTAGACAAAGGCGAATTTGTAAGACATGAGCCTTGTGATAATTGTGGGTCATCAGATGCTAATTCTTTATACTCTAATGGCTCACACTTTTGTTATTCATGTAGAACTTACACACCCGCAGAGGGTATAAATCTTTCACAATCACCACGGACGATGACTAATGTTACCCTTAAAGGAGAACCTGAAGCCCTCAGAAAACGAGGACTCTCTGAAAAGACTTGCAGATTCTTCAGGATTTTCAGAGACGGAGCTACTCTACGCTTTCCATATTACACAAGCGATGGAGTACTTGTTGGAACCAAAGTAAAAAATAAACGTAAAGAATTCACCTATGAAGGACTTTCCACTGATACCTTATTCGCTCAGCATTTGTTTCCTAGTACTGGTAAACGTATTGTTGTTACTGAAGGTGAACTAGACGCGGCAAGCTGTTATGAAGCTATGTCAGGTTGGCCAATGGTCAGCTTACCTCATGGTGCAGCTAGTGCTAAAAAGGATCTACAAAAACAAATACCACTATTCCAGGGATATGAAGAGATTGTATTATTCTTCGATGGAGATGACGCAGGGCGTAAGGCAGCGAAAGAAGCTGCTTCAATACTACCTGCTGGCAAAGTCAAGATTGCATACCTTGAAGGGTACAAAGATCCTTCAGAAGCATTACAAGCTAACGATGGAGAAGCAATAAGGAAAGCTATATGGGACGCTAAAGTATATAGACCAGATGGGATAGTAGAAGGCAAGACATTATTAGAATTAGTTACAACTCCTCAACCCCCATTCGATCATGAATACCCATTCGACGGACTTAATAAGAAACTTCACGGAATTAGATACGGTGAACTTACAACAATTACTGCTGGCACTGGTGCAGGAAAGACGTCATTCGTTAGGAACATTGCAACTAACTTACTCAGCAAAGGGGAATCAGTCGGGATACTGGAACTTGAAGCAAGTAATAGGCGAACAGCACTTGGATTGATGTCCACAGCTGTTGGAAAAAATTTACAACTAGGAGAACCTGATGAGACCGAACTTACTACTGCATTTAAGGATTCTATATCTAATTGGAATCTCTATTTGTTTGACGGCTTTGGTAGCTTTGACCCGGACCTTATTTACAATAGGATCGAGTACCTTGCCAGTGGACTGGAGTGTCGTACTATATTCCTAGATCACCTTAGTATATTATTAAGTGGATTAGATGGAGATGAACGACGCATGATAGATTCTACTATGACTAAGTTAAGGTCATTGGTAGAACGAACAGGTATATCTTTATTCTTAGTATCACACTTACGCAGATCAAATAATGACAATAATGCGCACGAAGAGGGAGGACGTGTGTCGCTCTCTCAACTCAGAGGATCTCATTCCATTGCTCAAATCAGCGATAATCTCGTTGGACTCGAAAGAGATCAACAAACCGAGGGAGGCAGAGGTCTTACAACTGTTAGAGTCCTTAAGAATCGTCTATTTGGCGAGACAGGCACGTGCGGAACGCTTGACTACAACTTAAACACTTGCAGATTTACTGAACATGAAGCTGAACCCGAATTCAACCCGTCCTCAGATTTTTAGTGGAGGATATGAGCATCCTTGGTATGCACACTTAAGACAACCTAACCCACCATCGCAACAAGCAGTTGACAAAGCACAATTCAAAGACAAAACTTACCAATGGAGTAGGGACAGTAATCCTAGACCTAGAAAGTAATGGGTTACTTGATAAGGCTTCACGTATTCATTGCGCAGTCTTACATTTCTGTGAAAATAATTTAACTGAGGTTTACAATGATGAAAGGATTCCATCCGAGGATACTAAGTACTTACCGATGGGTAACCATTCGATTACAACAGCGGTTACGACCATCGAAACTGCCGATATTATTGTTGGTCATAATATCATCGGGTTTGATTTACCTCTCATTAAAAGGCTCTATCCTTTCTTTACTTATCCTCCTATTCTTGTTGACACTCTGCTGTTATCTAGGTTATATTATCCTAACTTATATGATATAGATACTACATATTCAAAGATGGTAGCTCATAATTTTAATCCAATAGAAGATAAAAAACTATATGGTTCACATTCTCTGAAGGCATGGGGCTATCGTTTAGGAATACTAAAGGGAGACTTTGCTGAGACTACAGACTGGAAAGAATGGAGTCAAGAGATGCAGGACTATTGTATACAAGACGTTAAAGTTACAGAGAAGTTATGCGAACACTTCCGCCCTTACCTGAGTGGCTTAGCTTAGAGCATCAGGTTGCACAAATACTCACTGAACAAGAACAACATGGATGGTACTTTGATGAGATCGCTGCACGGCAGCTTGAATCTACTCTCCGCAGAGAGTATGAGGATACTTGTAAAGTATTACGAGACAGGCATCCTTACGTCGAAGGAGAACGCTTTACTCCTAGACGAGCTAACCGAACAAAAGGATACGTTGCAGGTGCTTCACTCACGAAATTAAAAGAGCTTAATCCCACCTCACGGGATCATATATCATGGATCTTACAGACACATTATGGTTGGACGCCTTCATCACTGACGAAATCAGGGAAGGCGGTTATAGACGAGATCGTCTTAAAAGACATTGGATCGGATATAGCTCTAGCTTTTCTGAAACTATTGGATCTGACGAAGCAGTTAGGAATGATATCAGAAGGCGTGAACGCATGGCAGAAGCTTGTTACGACGTCTAGTAGAATACACCACCATTGTTCAGTAGCTACATCTACATTTAGATGTGCTCACCGTAAACCCAATCTCGCACAGGTTCCCTCAGATGAAAGATTTAGAAAATTATTTACCGCGTCGCCTCGGCTTATTATGTGTGCTGCTGACCTTAGCGGCATTGAGCTCAGGATGCTTTCCCACTATCTCGCCAGATATGATAAAGGACGCTATGCCGAAATCCTCCTCAACGGAGACATTCACCAAACCAATGCAGATAAAATCGGCATCACCAGAACTCAAGTAAAAACTGTAACTTATGCATTTTTATATGGGTGCGGAGATATCAAATTAGGACATACTTATGACAAACAGCTATCCGAGGACAAGGCAAGAACGAAAGGTAAAGAGATTAGAAAAGCATATATTGCTGCCATTCCGGGTCTTAAAGAACTCTTGGAAGGGGTACACAAGGCTAGTGAGAGAGGGTATCTCATGGGGATTGACAAAAGACGAATACCCGTGGACTCAAAACACAAGTCACTCAATTACTTACTCCAAGGATCGTCAGCGATCTTGGCAAAGAAATGGATGGCGTTGACCTATGAGAATTTACCACAAACTGCTAGACAATTGGCTTTCATTCATGATGAACTACAATATGAAGTCGAACCGAAAGATCTAGAAGATCTAAAATTCCTATTAGAACTTACTGCTATGCAAGCAGGAGAGTTTTATTCACTACGATGTCCAATAGCTGCTGAATCTAAATCAGGTGCTAACTGGGCAGAAACACATTAACCACCTATGAAATTATTAATTGATGCAGACTACATCGTATATAAGTCCTGCGCTGCGGCTGAGACTGAAGTTGATTTTGGTGACGACGTTATCCTTGTCACTTCTAACTTTAGTGACGCACTACGCGCCACAACTGGAGAAATTACCAAGATTAGAAACAAACTTGGGACACGCGCTGATGTAATATTATTCTTCTCAGACACTAAAAATTTCCGGAAAAAAATTATGCCGGAATATAAGGGGCATCGAAATAGAAAGAAACCTTGTGGATACAAGCGTGTCATCAATGCCTTAAAGGTAACTAATGAAGTTATCATTATGCCTGAGTTAGAAGCAGACGATGCAATGGGCATTTATGCTACACAATATCCTGGAAATATAATAGTATCCCCTGATAAGGATATGAAACAGATTCCGGGTGTACTATATAACTTAGATGAAGAGTTCACAATCACCAAGGAGGAGGGTGCTAAATGGCATCTAATACAAAGTGTTTCGGGTGATCAAACAGATGGATACTCTGGAGTACCCGGAATAGGCGTGAAGAGAGCTGAAGTTCTCTTTAGTAAGGAAGGTTATTCTTGGAATACCGTGCTTAATGCCTTTAAAGCTAAAGATTTAACTGAATATATAGCACTAACTAACGCCCGACTAGCCCGTATACTAACAGTCGATGACTATGACTTCACAAACAA